CGCCGTGCATCCATGGGTTGAAGGCCAAGCCCTCGTCTTCTGCCGCAAAAGCATCTGGCTCGCCACGCTCAATCAATTTGCCTCCACCGATGGCAGCGACTTCAGCGTAGACACTCCGGTCTCACAGCTCACGCTCCTGACCAACGAGATCGGATGCAGCGCAAGGAACACCATCGTCACCGCCGGTAACTTTGTCTTCTTCCTCTCGGACGCCGGTATCTACCGCTTAGACCGCGCCCTCGACCTCAAAGTTCGCGGCGACACCAAGCCGCTCTCAGAGCCTATCGCCGACTTGTTTAGCCAAGTGGTGCAGTCCCGCGTCGAGAAGTCTGCCTTCGGGGTATGGCACGCGAACCGCTATCTCATCGCGCTTCCGACCAGCGCCGAACCGCTCGACGGCAACCAGCTTGTCATTGCGTGGAATGCGCTGACGGACACATGGGAATACCGCGACATCTATCCGAGCAGCGCCAGCGTCAACCAGATCCTCGTCGGCACCTACGATAACCAGCGCCGCGTGTTCTCAATCCCCCGCTCTGGCAACCTCTACCTGCTGGAAGAAGAGAACACTGCCGTGGACGCTAATGCGGCGAGCAGCTTGGTCGGCAGCAACCCAGTCACCGGCAGCCTCAAGACCCGCCGATACGATTTCGGCGACATGCACAGCAAGCGCTTCCTCCGCACCATCGCCGATGTGGTCATTCCGGCAGGCGCCAGCGTCAGCACGAAGATAAAGACCATCAACCCTGACACCGAAACAACGGTCGGCACGCTGACCAATAGCACCGGCGGCTTGGAAGACTACAACATGAAGGCGCCGGTGCGCTACAAGGCGCACAGCGCCGAAGTCATTTACGAAACATCCGGTGGGCGGCCGGAAATCAGATCCGCCAGCATTGAGGCATCGCCCAAGTCGTTGCCTCCGACCGAAACCCGATCAGCAGCATAATTACTATGGCCTCCTATAATTACACATTCACCTCTGGGGATACCGTGACCCCGACCAAGTTGAATTCCGCCCGCACCGTCAGCGAGATCGTCAATGCCGACATCAAAAGCGATGCTGCGATTGCTCTCAGCAAGCTCGCCACAGGTGCGCTTCCTGCTGCGATCACGGTTGCCTCGGATAACTTGGTGGACGGCACCATTGTTAATGCAGACATCAATGCCTCGGCAGCGATTGCTGGGACGAAGGTTGATCCTAATTTTGGAAGTCAGAATGTTACAACGACTGGAGTAGGAACATTTTCGATATTGGACATCCGGCGCGGTGATCCTCGGGTGCAAATCAATGAAACCGATGCGTCAACGAACAATAAGCAGTGGGACATTCTTGCCGATAACGAGGGAATGTTTATCCGCGCAGTCAATGACGCTTACAACGCCGCCGGAAACGCCATCGAAATCCAGAGGTCTGGAACGACCATTGATTCTGTCTCGATGCCGAATGGCAACGTGAATATTGGGACAAGCTCTTCCACCTCCAAACTAACAGTCGTAGACAACAGCGCCAACGACGCCGTGCGCATCACGCAGACCGGCAGTGGCAATGCGCTGGTGGTGGAAGACTCGGCGAACCCTGACGCTACGCCGTTTGTGGTGACGGCGGATGGGAGCGTGGGTATTGGCACTGTGCCACTCCCCGGAGTAAAACTAGAGGTTGTTGGGGGCATCCGTTCTGCTCTTTTAAACATAATTGATGGCGCGGCGGCTACATATCGCTTCCTCGCATTGAACACAAACAATGTAGCACGCTGGCACGTTGGAACCGACAATGACGCAGAAAGCGGCTCCAACGCTGGTTCAAACTTTTTCATGCATCGATGGTCGGATAATGGAACATTCCTTGAAAGAGTTCTGCATATCTCAAGAAGCACTGGAAACATTGGCATCAACACTAGCACCCCGACAGAGCGCCTCGATGTCAACGGCACGGTCAAAGCCGCGGGATTTAGTGCAGACGGGATTCAAATAGAGGGATTGTCAGGTCGCAATTACTTCCGAGATTCCGAAGCTGTTGGGGAACTCCGAGTTGGTGCTGCTTGGGGGCTCCCAGGGATTTATGCTGAAAGTGGCCGGTGTGTAGTGGGCGGGCAGGCAGGCGTGACCATCGAGCCGATCGGTGCTGGTAACGTCGGCATCGGAACATCAACCCCTAACTCAAAGGCGATGCTGGATATCACCAGCACAACCCAAGGTTTTCTCCCTCCGCGCATGACAACCACCCAGCGAGACGCCATCACCAGCCCCCCAGCCGGACTCATGGTCTACAACTCCACAACCAACAAACTCAACTTCTACAACGGCACCGCATGGGAAGCCGTGACAAGCGCATGATCGCCGACACCGAAAGATTGATCGACGGATTCCGCGGGCTCCCAGCGGGAATGGACGGCTCTAAGGAGCCTCCCCAGACATCAAGCGAAGCTGCTTGGTATGCCACCAACGTCACCTTTCGCGGCGGTAACGGCCCGAAGACTCGCCCTGGGTTTCGTGAGATCCCGACCGACTATTGGCGCAACCCGCAGCCAGTTCGGGTCGCGACAATCACAATATCCAGCGGTATTGCTACAGCGACCGTATCGGGAGGGCATGGCTACGATAACCTCGACAAAGTCACGATCGCGGGGGCGAGCCCGGCTGGAGTCAACGGGACACGGACGATCACGGTGACTGGCTCAGATACTTTTACTTTTCCGGTTGCGGCGTCGGGGACGGTGACCGGCACAATTACGGCTCGCCGGGATATTGATGCAGCCTATCAGAACGATGTAATCGATGGCACAACGAGCCGTGATCGATTTATAGCTATACGAGGAGCTATCTTAGTGCAGGGTGTATTTATATACCAAGATCCCCGTGAAAATAATCCCTCGCAGATGGTGATCGTTGCAGACGGGTTGATTTATGCACTAAATTTTGCCGATGCCTCGTGCTACTTGCTCAATGCGACGGAGAAAATATCCGATGACGTGCAAGTCTACATGGTGCAAGCCGAGAAGTATCTTATCATCCAAACTGGAAAAGACGAACCCCGAGTTTATGACGGATATGTGTTGAGACGGGCTAGTTACTATGGAAGCCAAGTAGTTCCCGTTGGAAAACAAATGACTTATGGTCAAGGTCGGCTGTTTGTCTCGGTCAACGAAGGGTCTGAGATCATCGCTGGCGATCTTGTTTTCGGGGGATCAACAACCAATGTTGGGGTGGTGAGTTCAAGTGCGGCCAACCCAACGGTTATCACGACTGCCAGTGAGCACGGTTTTTCGGTGGGGAATCAAATTACCATCCAAGGTCACAGCAGTAGCCCTCCGATAAATTCCACATACACAGTCTTAACCACACCAACGACAACCACATTTACAATTTCCTTGGCGGTGACCAGCGCGGGGACTGGGGGTTTCGTCAGCCGCTTTAACGCGGGGCAAGACAGCGACCTTCTCAGGTTCACGGAAAATACGTTCCTCAACGAAGGCGGCAGTTTTGCCCCGACGGGGAAAGTCGGCCGGATAACAGGACTGGTTTTCCTTCCGGTGCAAGACACCTCGACGGGACAGGGAGACTTGGTCGCTTTCTGCGAGCGCGGTGCGGCGACTTTCCAAGTCTCGGCCCCCCGCGACCAATGGAAGAGTGTTCAAGGTTTTCAGCGCGTGCTTTTCGACAACATCGGTTCGACGAGCGACAGCATCATTCCAATCAACGGAGACTTGTTTTTCCGATCCCGGGAAGGGAATGGGATCCGCAGTTACCGCAATGCCCGAGCAGAATCGGCCAACTATGGATTAACTCCATTAAGTGCCGAGATCGACCCTGTGCTCAAACAAGACACTCAATGGATGCTCGACGGGGTGACCTTTGCCAGCCTAGACAACCGGCTTTTGATGACATGCTTACCCAAGCAATACCCGCGGAGAGCAATCGACCAAACCCAAGCCGATACGTTTGCGTCACAGCCCATCCCGACTCTCTATAACGGCATTGCTGTTCTGGACTTCCAATCGGTGTCAGTCGGTCGCGGAAAGTCTTCTGCGGTGTTTGATGGTGTATGGACGGGTTTACAGATCTACAAGTTGATACACGGGACATTTGACGGTAAGTCCCGCTGCTTTGCGGTATGCACCCATGAGGACGAAACGAGCAGGCGAAATGAAATGTGGGAAATTACCACCGATGATGAATTTGATACGCCGGTAGAAGGCAGACGAGTCATCAAAGCAGGAGTTGTTACCAAAGCCTACAGTTTTGAAAAGCCGATGGATCTGAAGAAACTTATCCGCTGCGATTTATGGTTTAATGACATCGGAGGCGGGTCCGAGTTCCCCTTCAAATGCGAACTTGCCTATCGACCGGATGACTATCCAAATTTTACGCAGTGGGAATCCTTTGAGAGGAAATTTCAAACGGAGTTTGATGTAGTTGCCCCGTCTTTAGTGTGTGACTTTGGGACACTCGGCAATCTGACGATTGATCCATCTGCCAGCGTATTCCCCGCCTTTGTTTCTCAAAACGCAACGGAGCTAAGTATGCTTCACTCATTTAGCAATACCGCAGGTCTCTTCTTTAACGCAGGTGCAGTAGATTTAAGTTATATCACAAACCTAAACAACTTGGAAGTCGTGATGAAAGTATCACCACGAAATAAAAACACCCCCGTATTATTCAGTGTTGAGTTTCTCGACAGCAGCACTTACGTTGCTCTGTTCACCGGAGTCTATGACGGTGTAAATGATGTGTTTTTGGAGCCAGCATACGTCAATAGCTTGTCCGGCGTTGTAGCTATACAAATAACGACTAACTCAACTAATTCAGCGCAAGATATCGACTTTTTTAAGCTATTGTATTGGCCCCAAAAACCGATGGCGGATACTACGATGGGACTAGAGCGTGGATACGCCCCGCAAGTAAGATTTCCGGCACCCCCACGAACGGCTAACTTGGCCACCGATGTCCCCGCTTACTTGGGCCATGATTTCACGTTCAAGGTGAATTGGGAGGGGAGGGCACACTTGGGCAGGATGATGGTTCATGCCAACCGCCTCGTGGAGAATGTCGGAGGAGGAACCCTGTGACTGAAGAGCGAAAAATCCTAAGTCTAGACACGGCGTTAGAGCCGTCCATGAATTCTTGGGTCGGTGATCCAGAACCCATGTTGTTGGCCATCGACGGGGTGCCCAGCATAAATTATCTCCTGATCGACGACGATGGGCATCGTTTGCGGATCCAGTAATAATAACGTAATCTAGTAAGATGAGTTACACTTCAGACAGAAAGCCCGGAGCACTGACTTCTATCTCGTCTTTGGCAAACACCGATAATATCGTCGTAGATCAGTCGGGTGATGTTAAGAGGGCGACGATCGGCCAACTGGAAGCAAGGTTGTTTTCAGCCAAAAGCAGCGGCAATGCCCCTCAGTCTGGCGATGTAGTTATCATACGCCGCGGTTCAAATATACTTCAGCTAGAGAGCCAAAATCTCATCCCAACCGGGGCTATCGGAAACGACCAAATTTCGACAGACCCACTCAAACAGATTAGCGACAGCAAACTGGCAACTATCGCGACTGCTGGCAAAGTGGTGAACTCCGCAACCACAGCGACCAGTGCCAACACGGTCAACGCCATTGTGGCTCGGGATGGTAGTGGGAACTTTTCGGCCGGGGCAATCGCTGCGACCACTTTCACCGGAACTTTGTCTGGAAATGCGACCGGTAACGCGGGCACCGCGACCACCCTGCAAAATGCTCGCACGATTGCGATCAGTGGCGATGTGACCGGAACGGCGACTTCGTTCAATGGGTCGGCTAACATCTCTATCCCCACCGCGATTACCGCCGACTCTATCGTCAACGCGGATATCAAGAGCGATGCGGCGATTGCTGGAACGAAGGTTGATCCCAACTTTGGAACGCAGGCGCTTACTGCCGGTGCGGGCAGCGTTATCACTGGCAATACCTCAACGGATGCGCTGCGGATCACTCAAGAGGGCGCTGGCAATGCGCTGGTAGTCGAAGACTCTGCCAACCCTGACTCAACGCCGTTGGTGGTCAACAGTTCTGGTCAGATTATCTCTGGGGCAACTGCGGCTTTTAACGCCAGTGGTGGGCTACAGATTACGTCTGACTCAGCAAGCGCACCGAACGGAGCTATTGTTCTCAGGCGATGCACGTCAGAACAGCCAGCAGCGTCACTGACAATAGATAAAACAAGAGGCAGCGCAGCATCGCCGTCTATTGTTCAAAATGACGACACTTTGGGGGCTATAAATTTTCGTGGATATGATGGCGTTCAAATGGTTCCCGGCGCGGCTATTTTTGCTAGAGTTGACGGGACGCCCGGCACTGGTGACATGCCGGCCAGCTTGCGTTTTAGCACTACCGCAGATGGCGCGTCACAAGCCATAGAGCGCATGCGCATCACCAGCGCAGGCAACGTCGGTATTAACACAGCGTCGCCCACCGCAAGACTTACAGTCGCCCACAACGACACCACGGACGCCGTGCGCATCACGCAGGAAGGCAGCGGGAATGCGCTGGTTGTCGAGGATTCGGCGAATCCTGACTCGACGCCGTTTGTTATCAATAGCGCGGGACAAATTATTAGTGGGCACACCACCACATTTAGTCCCAATGCAGGACTTCAACTGGCGTCCAACTCTAACGATGCGCCAAACGCAAACATATCTGTTCGCAGATACTCGGACACCCCGTCATCGGCGGTTGCTGTTAGCCTACAAAAGGCGCGAGGAACACTCGCCTCGCCATCCTCCGTCCAAAACGGAGACTCCGTTGGAAGTCTTTCATTTGCTGCCTTTGACGGCTCATCAAACTACAATGCTGCGGCCGTTGAGGCGTTTATCGACGGATCTCCCAGCGCTGGTGCAATGTTTGGGCGACTGGTTTTTGGGACCAACGCAGGAACCGGAGGCCACACAGAACGCATGCGCATCGACAGCGCGGGCAATATCGGTATCAACACCACCAGCCCCACCGAACGCCTCGATGTCAACGGCACCGTCAAAGCCACAGCGTTCAGCGGGCCGCTCACCGGCAACGTCACAGGCAACGTCACAGGAAACGTCACAGGTAACGTGGCTGGTAACCTCACGGGTAACGTAACCGGTAACGTCACCGGAAACCTGACCGGCACCGCCAGCGCCATTGCTGACGGCTCGGTGAGCACGAGTAAGATTGTCGATGGCGCGGTCACCGCACAAAAACTTGCGGCTGGAGCCGCCATTCCCGCGGGCGCGGTCATGCCGTTTGCTACGACTGCTGTGCCTAGTGGATGGCTTGTGGCCGACGGCTCCGTTGTGCCGAATGGGGTGGGAACAGTGCAGGGTATAACCGCTAATTTCACTTCACTATTCGCCGCCGTCTCAACGTCTTTCGGCGCTGCCGGGCAACTTCCCGATTTACGTGGGTATTTTGTGCGTGGTTGGGGGACCAACGGGGATGGCACTTTTTCTGGAGGTTTCGGACAGAGGCAGGCAGACGAATTTAGAAGCCACGCCCATCCGATTACTACGAAATTCAATGTTGTTGCATCATCGGGCTCCAATAATGGAAACAGATGGCACAGTGAGCAAGGAGCCTCGACTGGAGCCGCCGGAGGCGCCGAAACCCGCCCCAAAAATATTGCGCTGCTTTACTGTATCAAATTCTAAAAATATATGGCACTCATCCCAGGAACACTCCCCACCGGAACCAAGTATCCCAGCGACCCCCAATCGCTGCTCGATACTTTTGCGTCCTATCTCACTGCCCCCGAAGTCAAAAAGAACCGGCCGACGGTAACCGAAGTGACTCCAGTTTCAGGAGGCAGTTCTACCTTCAATGCCGGAGGGCAGGATGAAACGCTGTTTCTGAACAATTCATCCACAATAGCGGCTTATACAGTCAATCTACCCACACTCGCGACGAGCGCGGTTGGTCAAACACTCCGCATTTTTGCGAGAAGCCAAGTTACGGATATAACCGTTGATTCAAACGGAACGATATACGCCGCAGCGTTTGGCTCCCCTGAGATAGCGGCGGGCCAGACTGTCGTTTATCAAAAGGTATCCGGAACTGTTTGGGCGAGGATTCAGTAAATGGCGACCTACCTCGAAGCGCGTGATCTCCTCGCACCCTACGTCGACAATGGCGTGGCGGTGACTGACACCACGCGCATCGACCAGAGGATCGATGAGGCCCAACGCCGACTGATCGACCACTACAACTTTCTCTCTCGCCGCGAGGAGAGCGCCCGAACCCCCCTAGTCTGGCTGACGGGCGGCACAACGGGTAACCCTGCCACCAGCAACCTCATCCTCGACAATCTCGACGCAACCAAAAACATGATCCTTGCGATCTGGCGCGAGGAGAACAACCAGCTTGATCTGTCACAGGGGCTTGAGACCAAGGCGTATTCTTACATCGAGCGCAATATCGTGAACGATGTGGAACGCGAGCGCCGGGCAGCTTACGAGGCGCTGACCGTCAACAGCCAAAATACGTTTGGCGGAATGGTCGGTCGGGTGGGGTTGGAGACGCTGGTCCAATACCGGATGCCGGTCAGCAGGATCCAGAGCTATGTCAATCGCGCCTACCAGCAAGCGATCGACCAGCACAATTTCATAACCCGTCGCGAGAATCTTGAACGTGGGACCATCACCTACAACACCTTAACCAATAATGCCGAGCAGTTTGACCCGTTGCTCCCCGACGAGGTTGTTCGGCTTCTGGCGCTTTCGAACATCGTGACCGACAATGGTTCGGACGGGGGTGGACTCAAAAGCCAAGCATTTGAGTTGATCGAACGCAATGTCATGTCTTCAGTCGAGCGAGCCCGTCGCACCGCTGCGGGAACTGAAGGTCGGCTGCATAATGAACTAGTGGGAGGACTGCAAATCCCGACGGCACGGCTGACTCAGTTTCTTAGCCAAGCGGCAACCGAGGCCGGAGCCCACTACGATTTTCTGGCCCGTCGCGAAGACTATTCGAGCGGGATCAAACCGAATCCTTTTGCTTACGAAGTGCTCAAGCCGTTGGTGGAATCCTATATCGCCACTACCTCGGGAGCAGTCGATGTGGCCGCGGCCAAGAAGCAAGAAGCATTTTCGATCATTGAGCGCGACCTGATGCAAAACGTCGAAGCCGCCCGCCGGGCGGTTGTGGGTGAAGCGGGCCGTCTGCACAATGAACTGCCTGAAGGGTTGCGGGTGGCTACTTCTCGTTTCACCGAGTATCTCACCCAAGCCGCCACTGAGGCGGGTGTCCATTGGGATTTCTTGGCTCGTCGGGAAGACTACTCCACAGGGGTAAAGCCGAATCCTTTTTCCTATGAGGTTCGCAAGAAGTTGGTCGAGTCCTATCTGGCCACTGCGAATGCAGCCGTGGAAGTCGCCACTGCCCTCAAGGGGGAAGCCTACCAAGTGATCGAGCGTGACCTGATGCAGAATGTCGAAGCCGCCCGCCGTGCCACGGCCGGAGAAGCGGGGCGTTTGCATAATGAACTGCCCGAGGGTGTGCGGATCGCCACAGCTAGAATTAACGAGTATCTAAGCCAAGCCGCCGCCGAGGCTGGCGCTCACTGGGACTTCTTGGCCCGCCGTGAGAACTATTCGAGCGGAACCAAACCCAATCCTTTTACCTATGAAGTGCGGAAAAAATTCGTGGAAAGCTATGTCGCGACCGGGGCTGGTCAAATCGAAGCCGCGTCGGCGCTCAAAGCCGAAGGCCAAGCGTTAATCGAGCGTGACCTGATGGCCCAAGTCGAAGCGGCCCGGAGGGCTGCGTCCGGTGACGAGGGCAAACTGCACAATGAACTACCCAACGGGGTCACCATCCCGACGGCCCGCCTGACGACTTACTTGTCTCAGGCTTCGACTGAGATCGGGGCGCAGCAAGATTTCCTCCAACGCCGCGAGGATTACAATGGCCCGGCACCGACGCCGACCTACGAGCAGAGAAAGATCTTGGTGGAAAGCTATCTGGCGACCTCGGCGGGACAACCCGAAGTGGCGACCGCGCTCAAACAGCAAGCCTTGGCCTTGATCGAGCGTGACGTAATGGCCGCGATCGAAGCGGCCCGCCGCTCGACCCGCCAGGCTCTTCTGGCTTCAGCCAACGACAGCTTCGGCTACCACTGGGGTCGGATCGGGCTGGAACTGCCCGAGGCTTACCGACTTTCTGACTCCGCCGTGAAGCGCATGGTCAATGCGGCCGAGGAGCAACTGATGTTTGCCGGTAAGTGGGTCGGCACCGTGGCCGAATATACCCTTTCGGTTTCTACCACGGGTGAGTTCTTCCTGCCCCGTGAGGTTGAGACGATTCTCTACATGTCTTTCGACGGCGATCCCAAGCCCGTGCATGATCGGCTCAACGAGTGGATCCGTGGCGGCACCGGATACCGCGAGACTGATGATAGTTGGCGTGAAGGCGCGGTCGACCGCGGCGAGGCGATCGATCCGGCCGACGGTTTCTTGAAGCGGAAGTATTGGATTACGCTACCCAACGTGGTTCCCGTGGTTCGGATCTTGGCCAAACGCCGATTTATCCCCCATACCACGGACTTGGAAAAGATGTATCTGCGTAACTACCAGGCGATCTACGAGGCGACCAAGGGCATTCTCTTGGGCGGCGAGCAAATCACTCCCCACATCGAGAAGGCCAAGGAGATGCTGGCCAGCCAGATCGCCCAACAAAACTTTACCGGAAACCGCGGAGCCGCCCACACCCGTCGCGTTTACCAGTTTCGGTGATATAGTAATAACGCCCTAAACATGACCAATGACCGCTTTACAGATTGCACGGGACTGGCACCGGAAGTATGTGCCGGAGCGCACCTTCGAGATCGCGCTGGAGTATTATCTGCTTCACGGGCTCGTGCATGTGACGCCGGAAATCTTTCTGTGCGCGGAGGAATTACATTGGAACGGGGAGAAAGCTGAAATGGATAAAGAACCGAACGCTTGGTTTGTCTATATGGCTGCGGCCACCGGCACGGAAAATCCGGTGCGCGAGATGGTGCGTATTGCCCCGAACCCACAACCTTTTGTCATTTGGTCGCGCAACAATAACGGGTTGCGTGTCTATCGCCACGAACACCTGGCTAGAAAGGTGGGTCTCTAATGGGCGGTGGAGGTGGAGGAGGTGGAGGCGGAAACCGTGAAGGTGAAGTCACGGCGAGAATGAACCGCTATGTCGCGCAGACAGAAGCGGATTCAAATCGGCTAATCTCGGCGGTGACCGCCTTGGGGCAGGAACTTAAAAATGACGCGCAATCGCTGAGTAAGGATTACTTGGCTAATATCTCCGGTGAGGAGAAGACGGCACTTAGTCGCCTGGAGCGGGCGAACAACTGGCTGACCGACGAGACCAATCGCATGAGCGTGGATTTTGCCGGTGAGATGCGGCAAGCCCTGGAGGATTTAGAATCAGCGGCTCAAAAACTTAATCTCGGGCAGCGTAATGAGATCGTCGCACAGATCGACGACTACAAAAAGCAAGCCGACCAGATCGACGCCAATTACCAATCCTCGATCAACACGGCGCTCGGCCGCATGGAGACCGATGCAGGAAAAGCCGTCGGCGATTTCCGTGCCGAGTCTTTGTCTGAAACAGACCGCTTCGAGCGCGAGGCTCGTGGAGAGGTTTCCCGCTTCGATGCCGACACCCGTTCGCTCGGAGATATCTTCCGCTCTGAGACAACCGGAGCGACCGATCGCTTCCGCACCGATGGCTTGGCCGAAGCGAACCAGACGCAGCGCGACAGCCTAGCGTCGACGGGTCGTTTCGCCGATGCTTCCCGTGGAGTGGCCGGTGACTTCGACCGGCGCACGACGGACGCGACCGACAGCTTCCGCTCCGATTCGACCAGCCTTGGTGACCGCTACTTGGAATCCATCACCAATTCGATGGATGAATACCGCGGGCTGCTCGACCGTGCGGAGAACCTCACACCAGAGCGACTGAACATCTTCACCCAAGCGGCTGACTTTATTTCCAATGCCGCAGTCGATACCCGTGCGCGGATGCTGGCCTCGGCCGACCCCCGTGCCTTGGAGCTTTCGGCCGTGGCCGACGAGAACGCCGCTGCCATGATGAGCGGTCGGATCTCGGCCGACACCCAAGCCAATCTGGCCCGCTCCTCCGCGATGCGTGCCTTGCAGGGTGGGTTCGGTGCCTCCAGTGAAATGGGACGCGGCTTGTCGGCACGCGACCTGGGCCTGACTTCCCTGGACCTCCAACAACGTGGAACGCAGGACTTCGAGCGTCAGCGGATGCTGAACTACAATACCCGTGTAGCCGGACTTCAGACCGACGCGACCGGTCTCCTCCGAGACAACCAGCAGCTTCTTTCCCAACGTGCAAATACCACGCTGCAAGCTGGACTCGGCACGGCAGAGAGTGATCGCAACCAGCGACAGGCTGCACTCGGCACGGAACTGGCTTCACGGACCGGAACCGCACAGCAACTTCTTTCCACGCAACAGGGTTCACTCGACCGCCAACTGGCCGGCGAACTCGACACGCTGAATCGTGGTTCGGCCGCTCGCCAAGGTGTATTCGGCACCGAACTCACGGCCCGCACCGGAGCCTCGCAACAGCTTTACAACAACCAGCAGACCGCCGCGACCAACCGCCTTAATGCGAGCTTGGATACGCTCGGCACTGGACTGAACCAACGGCAGAACATCTTCGACACCGCGCTCGGGGCGCGTCTGGCCACGATCGACACCCGCACCAATGCCGAACTGGGAACGGCAGGCGATCTCTACAACTCGGGCCGTGAACGTGCCCGCGATGTCCTCGGTTTGAACATGGCCAACACCAGCACGTTTGCCGATCTGGAACGCAGTCGGGCGCAGCAACGGTTCAACACCAACGCCGGATTGTCAGCGCGTTTGTTCGATGTTGGCATGAGCACGGCCGGATCGTTGTATGGAACCAACGTCAATGCGGCTTCGAATTTCTACGGGACGAACGTGAAGTCGCTTGGCGATGTGTTCGGAACCCGGATGAATGCCTCGTCGGCATCTGTTGAAATGCGCGATCGGGCAGAACGTCAAAAACTTGCAGCGATGACCCAAGTGCGTTCCAACGCGGCAACCGCCATCGAAGGTGCGGCAAACGCCGACTACCAATACCGGATGCAGCAGCAGGCTGCGAACAATTCAATGTGGGGCAACATCATTGGGACGGGTGCTACGGTTCTCGGAGGAGTTGCCGGGGGTATACTGGGTTCTGCCGGTGGGCCGATGGGGACTATGGCGGGCGCTTCTTTAGGTTCCTCGCTAGGAGGAATGGCTGGGCAAGCTGCGGCTGGAGGTCTCGGATATGGCGGTCAATACGGAGCCATGATGGGAACAAACCAAGGGATGTCCTCAGTCGGTATGTTTTCGTCGATGCTCGGAAGTAGGGGCACTAGCGGAATGAGCCGTTCGCAGATGTCGTCGGCAACTATGCCTGGAACAACCGGAACGTATCAGTCGTGGGCGGGCGGCTGGATTCCAAAAGCAACAGCAGCAGCCTAATTTATGGTCAACTACCAAGCACCTCCCGCCGTTGATATCGCACCCTGGGGCTGGAACCCGGCAGCGACGTTTCAGGCATCTTTTATTGCGGCCGAAGAGAACCGACGCGCACAGGAGAAGATGGCGATGGAGCAGGAACTCTATAAAATTCTTCTGCCTGAAAAGATTGCCAAGACAGAGTTCAACCTCAAGGAACTTGCCTACGCCTCCAAGATGATGGAAAGGTCATACCGCACTCAATCAGCCGATCTCGATGCACGTTACCGTGCCGCGACCTCGGCTGTCGGTGGTGGAGGACAACGCAGTGGAGGGTTATCCGGCACCCCAACTACCACCGGACAACAATTTCAAAGCCAGTTCGGTTTTGGCCGTGGCCTCACTCAACCCCCACAAGCCCCCGCCAAGAAACCGTCTTGGCAAGTGGTAGCCCCAGCCCAACCAAATCCCACGGGACCCTAGCATGAGCTTACGTATCCAAGTCGATGGTGTCGGTCTCGTTGAGGTCGATCCAAGTTTTCAAGAGCTTTCCCCGCAAGAGCAGGAAAGTCTTATTGGTGAGATCAAGCAAAGTGTCTCCGGTGGTCGGATGGCCAGCGATGCCGTAGCTCCCGCTCCGGCGTCCACGCCGATCAATGCTTCGCGGTCTAACTTTGATCTGGACGCGGCTATCCCCGATCCGCAGCCCCAAGCGGTGCAGAGTGCAGCACCGCAGCAAGCTGGGCAGAATCCTTTGGCTGGGACGCCTTTTGATTACGGAACTGGATTGCCTGTCTTGGAGCAATTTGCCGCTGACATTATCGACAAAACCAATTTGGTTCGTAAGGCAAAGTATGGAGACGGGGCTGTAATCGAAGAAGACTGGATTAACACCCGAGAGAATACTTACGGGCCGAGATTGGGTCAGCTTGGTATCAGCACGGCGAAAGCTCAGATCGCAGGAAATCTAGTGGCTGAAGGTAAAGCCAAGAACATGCTCGAAGCTCTTGGAATCCCTGAACCGCAAAACACTCCGCAAGTTAATCTTTCACCGGAGCAAGTAGAGGAAGCACGAGGATTGCAGGATTTTATCCAGAATAATATCAACTTGGCCAACGATACTGAAGACCCCCGACAAAAGCGGCAGTATCAGCGAATGGCGTCTGAGGCTTCACAAAAACTCCAGAAGATGAGTGGAGCACCAGAGCCGAGTCCCTATGAAAAACACGAAAACATCCGCGGTGTGTTGGAGGAGCTTGGCCGTAAAAAAGAACGTGGCGGTCTTGGCACGGTAGAATATGACGGGGTGCGTTACCCTGTATCAGGAGCAGCGGAACTCGAAGCCGACTTGGCCTCAGAGCAAGCAGACCTCCTCGATCGTTTGGCAAATGACACCAAAGCAAGAGAATCAATCCGTGTGCGTCCGCAGAATGCGGTGGTCTATGAGACCGACAGCAAGGGTAATCCCCGCAAAGGCGCGGATGGTAAATTTGTCATCAACCCGAAAGCGACTGCGGCGAAGTGGGAGGAACTGCAAAACAGCGCCCGTCAGGGTGAAATCATCGAGCGGGAAGACGGGACGATCGGGCCTTTTATGGGAGCGAAAGAGGGAAAAGAAACGGGCGAAGGTTATTGGACTCCCAAGCCGCTACAGCCAGCCATGAAGGGCGCACAAGCACTATCCCAAAAAATTTATGATCGCGCCAAGCCGCTTGCAGGTCAGATCGCCAGCAACGCTGCTAGTTCCGTCGAGGTGCTTACACGCCCAGCCAGGGAGAGTCTTAGCTACATGCCCGCGTTTTATCTAGCCAGAAAAGGGTTAGATTACTTGGCCGAGATCGGGAAGAAAGACGAAGAAAAGAAACTGGCCGGCCAGTAGCACAGCCATCCGCCAACGGCTATATTAACGGATGACTTCGGAGCAGCGTCGGCAAGAGAGTGAGGCTTACTGGTTTCGGTCGCCAGCCGCCCGCAACGTGCTGGAGGATTTCGGGGCCGTCCGTGATGACGAAGAGGAGACGATCCTGACTGAGGAAGGTCAGGAGCCGGAGCCCGTAACCCTGACGCCGGAGACTACTGTCGAGGACGTAGTCCGAAATGAGCCTGAACCGCCACCCCAAGAGTTTACTGATGTCTATCAATTCCTCACCTCTCAGCAGGGCAAAGACGCTCTCCGAGAAAGGTATGAAGAGCGTGGTATCGAGGGTTATGAAGTCGGGGAGTTATTCCCAAGAGAGAAACGCGGTCTCGGTGCAGAACTTACCGCGGGCATAGCCAGAGACATCGATCAATCCCAAGCCACCGCGTTTGGGCTGCTTGGCTTGATGGGTGAAGCGTTGCAGGTCGAAGGGCTGGCTGATCTCGGCATTGAGGGCTATACCCGCAACATGGAGGAGGCGGCGAAGAATCGCGCTTCTATTGAGGATCCGTTCGAGGAGATCGGCGGGGCAGGGGATATGGCCAACTACGCGGTCGGTGTCCTAGGAGGTAATCTTCTCAGTATGGCAACCTCGGCGATCGGGGCTGGCATAGGAGGATACACGGCCCGTTCAATCGCCAAAAAAGTCGTAGCTAACGAAATTGGAAAACGCCTTGAGGCCGGTATCGCCAAGGATGTTGCAGAGTCAGAAGTCGCCGAGATGGTCGCTGAGAGGGCGCTGCGTGGTGCTGGGGCGAGCGTTGTAAATTCTGCGACAAAGGCGGGTGCTACTGCGGGGGCTTATACGGTCAATACGGGGATGATTTCCGGCGGAAGTTTCGGACAGATCGAACAAGAAACTGGGATCAGAGACCCGATCAGCGCGATTGGTTGGGGGCTTTTTGGTGGTGCCGTTGAAACGGCGGGTGAAGCTGTTATTGCGGCTCCTTTCGTAAACAAATTGGTCGGCCGCGCTGGAGTTCCACTGTCCGGTGCAGGTAAAGCCGAAGAGGCATCGAAGATGCTTGGTATTACGCTCGGCCCTAAAGCAAAAGCGGCTACTCAGATGGCTTTGGCTGGCCCAGCCGAAGGCGTAACCGAGGGTATACAGACCGTTGGCGAACGCGCTGCGATTGCTACCGCTGACCCCAATCGCACGATTGGCGAAGAGTTGAGTAGTCCGGAGGCTCTCCGGGATATCAAGCTATCCGCGACCGCAGGGCTTGTGGCTGGCACGGGCTTCGGTGCCGTGAGCCAAGCAGCAAGCTACTTGATTCCTGAAACAAGTCGCAGGGTTCAGGAGAAATTGCGGCAGAGGCAAGTCGAGCAGGCTCCCGCGGATATCCCGGGAGACCCGAGAACCGGACGACCCCTGAAGGTAATCCCGGGTAATTGGTCGGAGCCGAAGGTTGTCGGGGGTTTTGATTTTCGCCGTAATGACGAAGGGCGGGTCGCAATTTTTAATCCGGATCCTGAAAGGTTCGGAAAGCTGCCGAGATTCTCAACGCCGCAAGGCGAGGTGTTTTCCCCGATCGATGGTATCGAAAATCTCAATCTCCCGACACGATCGGACAAAGCTCTGGCCCAGAAAGCTCTTGGGTTCTTCGATGACGACGAAGTCGAAGCCACGCCGTTAGCCCGCACCCCGGTCCAGAAACCCAAACCGCGCACCCCGGCCACGGAATCGGTGCTCGATGATGGTCCGGACATGACGCCGGCTGGTCAGGCGGTTGGTTCCAATGTGCGGTTCAATGGCTACGAGGGGTCACTGGCCCAGGATGGTGCGAGATTTTTGCTGCGGGCCAATGATGGCACGGAGGTCGAAGTTCCTGCGGAGAG